TACAAAGAAAGGGGGTTAACCACCCCCTTTTTTATTGTCCAACTATTCTTGTATTTTCCGTTGTTATAAGTTTAGGACTAATATATTGTGAATTTCGATCATATCTCATTATTTCTCTAAAATCTAATAAGAATTGTTGTACATATGAAGGTCTTAATAAATCAATTTCTCTTTTATTTTCGTTTTCTAGAATTTCATGCTCAAAATTAGTTACAGGGAATGCAATATTATCAGTTGCAACTGATAATTCATCATTAGTTAATGTAATATTACCTTCATCAGCAATCATTTTCCATGTGATAGGTGCTGCACCACTTGCTCTATATTTCTTTCCAGGACCATCTATTTTAAAATGAGAATCAACTATTAGATCCTTTGGTAAGATTAAATTATTATTTTCATCTCTTATCTCTTTAGTTAGATAATGTTTAACTTCATTCATTTTTGCAGTTGTCCCATACTTATTAAGAGTATGTTCATATAAATCATGATCTCCTAGAGGCCAATCATCAACTATATTTGTAATTCCAGCAGTCAATAATACTATAAAATCTAAATTAGGATCACCATAATAATAATCTGCTATAGTATCTGGTCTATCACCTTCACCAATTACAAACTTATTGAATAAAGTTGCTTTATCTGCAAGATAATCCATTAACTTTGTTCTTCTGAATATATTTTTTATAACAATATATTCTTGTGAAGAAATTTTATGTCCAAGTGGTGATTGGTACGCTACATTAGGTAGCTCTCTAAAGTAACCCATTAGTAACCTACTCCTTTTGTTATTTCATCATAATCTTCTGCATAGACAGGATCTATTTCTTTGAATGTCATGTCAAGTACAATTTTTATTGGTGTTCCATCAGAATATGAAGCCCAAGTTCCTGCTCCAGTATAATTTACATTGAGTTGTGTTAGTGCACATGTTTTGAAACTATTTAAAAATGGATGTTTATCTCCACCCATTTTATATTCTAATGTAAAAATATCAGGTGTTTTTATAAACATTCCACCAGAACCAGTAGTTTTATTTAAAGCTCCTGCTTTATCTTGTCCTGAACCACCTTCTTTACCAGCAGTATCACCTTTTTTTGGTGACATTGATTGTTTAAGTTTTCTTATAATTTTCATTACTTCAAATGCTTCATCATCATTTCTTGGTGAGAATTGCACATTAAATGGAAAGGATCTTAATCTAACACCTTCAAATAATAATTCTCTATTACTGTTAAGAATTTGACCTGTTGATCTTGCTAGAGCAGAACTTGCAGTAACATTTGAACCTATTGTATTCAATGCTGTTCCAGATACTGCTGCTCTAAAACCATCCATTACTGTAGGATCTAATCCTAAAGAATCGGCATCTAATTGATTTAATGCATTAGTATATTGCTCTACAGCTTTTCCAGGATCTTCCATAAAGTTCTGGGCAGCTTGTAAACCTACTAATTCAAATAGGTTCATTGTGCTTTCACCCCAAGTAACGCCATGACTATCGTTGACGTTTTGTGGTATTGGTATTTTTACATAATATTTTACTTTTTGATTTTTTTTATTAGCACTTCTTGCACCAGAACTTTCGCCAAATTTCCATCTTAATCCACCAACATTGGTATTTGTTACCTTTGTTTTTGTTCCACCAGAACCATTTTTCCATTCTTCAGTTTCTTGATCACCAAATTTTATACTACTACTACCAGTAATACCACCTTGTGGAGGTATGTACTCTATACATTTAATTACTAAAGAATCTCTATATTCTTCTTTTGCATTTTTTGGATATGTATATACATGTCCTGTATCACTTGGACCTGCATTTCCTTTATTACCACCAAAATTTGTATCACCTGCAACTTTGAAGAATTTAGAAGAATCTGTTTTTGTTTCTTTAGTTGTTATTGTCTTTTTTGAATTTTGTTGAATTTTTTGTAAATTCTCAACAGAATATTTTCCACCTGGTTTATCAAATAGCGGACCTAACATTTATCGACCTTATTTTGTGATTATCAACTATTTAGACGAAATCTTGCGAAAGGAATTGTCCTTAAGGATCTTAGCTCCATTTCAGTAACTTTATATAATCCACCAACTACTTCATTCCATGTATAATTTCTAACTTCACCCCAGTGATAGTTCAATCCACGGAAACCCCATTCGAGAACTTCAAATACAGCAACTAGTGGATGTGCATCATATTGTATGAGAGGTGTTTTGGGTTTATAAACAAATACATAATAATTTCCTGATTGTGGAACTTTACCACCTTCTGATAATACATTAAGAATTTCTACTGCTAGATCATCAGGATTTTCAGTACCTATCAATTCATCTAGAATTGGAGTAATTCTATTTCCTCTTTGTTCTGCTAATTTTCTTCTCTGACCTTGTAGAAAAGTTTCTCTTTCTGCCATTATTTGATACCTAGTTCTTTTTCAGTTATCACTTTAAATTCCCATCTTCTATCTTTGCAGAATTCTTTAGCAACTTTCCATTTTGCTTGATTTCTTGCATACTCGTATGCCTCACGAATATAACCCCTTGTTTGTTTCTTTGGTTTCTTTGGGGGAGTAGTTTGTTTTAGTGGTTTAACTTCAACGATATAATTTTTAATGATACCGTTAGATTCTTTTACTTTCATATAGAAGTCTGGAAAGTATCTATGCACACGATTGTCAAGAGGTGAACGATATGGTATTGCAATTTCTTCACTGTTCCATTCTAAAACATTGGCATTTTTGTCACAGTAGACCATGAACTTTCTTTCCCATAAGGATCGAAATATAATATTAGTGGGATCACCTTTATATTTTCGTGGGAATGATGGATAATACTTTCCTTTGTAAGCCATCTAAATAACTATGTTAATCATATTAAATATTTAGAGTGCGTAGACCGATACCGAAGAAAATATCGCAGATTCTACCAACATTTCAAAATGTTGCTCAAACATCACATTATTCTGTTCAATTTGGATTACCTGCTAGTAGTTTGAGGGATCATTTAAGAGTTAAAGGTGTTGACACTAGATTTAGTCTTGAGACCATTGGATTACTTTGTTCTGGTGCATCCTTACCTGGAAGTAGTTTAGCAAATGTTCCAACACAGGGAGATTATCAGGGTGTTGTTGAACAAATGGCACACACTAGAATATTCACTCAAATACAATTAGAATTTTATGTTGATAATTTATATAAGTCATTAAAGTTTTTAGAACATTGGATGGAATATATTTCTGATGGTGGACAAGGATATCCTACTGAAGATAATTATTATTTTAGAATGAGGTATCCTAAACAATATAAATCAAATGAGACTAGAATAATTAAATTTGAAAAGAATTATAGACAATATTTGGAATATAAATTTATTGGTTTATTTCCAATGAATTTGAGTTCAACCAGAGTACAATATCAAAACTCTCAAGTTTTAAAAGCAACTTGTTCGTTTAGTTATGATAGATATATTGCAGGTTCAACAACTTCATTAGAAAGAGATAAAGGAACTGATCTTAATAAAAGGGTTGATCCTAGAGATGCACTTCCATTAGAGAAAAAAACATCTGGCGATTATTTTAAGACTTTAAAGGATCCTGGAGTTTTTGATAATCCTCTTCCAAAATCTCAACTTTCATTTTCGGATGCCATATCTTTAACAGATTCAAAAATACCATATAGTGGATATATGAATTCTAATTTATGGAATGATAAACCTTTTTCTGGAGATGTTATTTCAATTTATGATAGATAATTCAAATAACCCACCTATATAAATTACGACTTGTTATAGTTTATTATGCCTTTACCAAAAATTGCAACGCCTTCTTATGAGTTGGTTATACCCTCTTCTAAAAAGAAGGTTAAGTTTAGACCATTTCTTGTAAAAGAAGAAAAAATTTTAATATTAGCAATGGAGAGTCAAGACACTACTCAAATTGCTAATTCTGTAAAAGATGTTATTTCAAACTGCATACTTACTAGAGGAATTAAAGTAGAAAAATTATCAACTTTTGATATTGAATATCTTTTCCTTAATATTAGAGGAAAATCTATTGGAGAAGATGTTGAAGTTATGGTTACTTGTCCAGATGACGGTAAAACACAAGTTCCTACTCGTATTATGTTAGATGATATAAAAATTAATATAAGTAAAGAACATAATAGGGATATTAAATTGGATGATAATTATACTTTAAGAATGAAATATCCATCATTAGATGAATTTATTAAAACTAACTTTTCTGCAGGTGGTGATGATATTAATGTTGATGATACTTTTGATTTGATTGCTTCTTGTATTGAACAAGTTTATTCTGAAGAAGAATCTTGGAATTCAACTGATTGTACAAAGAAAGAGTTATCTCAATTTGTAGAACAATTAAATTCTAAACAATTCAAAGAAATTGAATCTTTCTTTGAGACCATGCCCAAATTATCTCATAAAATTAAAGTTATAAATCCTAATACAAAGGTTGAAAGTGAAGTCGTTTTGGAGGGATTGCAAAGTTTTTTCGGGTAAGTATGTCTCATGAAGATCTTGAGTCATACTATAAAATAAATTTTGCCCTGATGCAACACCATAAATATAGCTTGACAGAGCTAGAAAATATGATCCCGTGGGAAAGAGAAATTTACCTTTCTCTTCTACAACAGTATATTGAGGAGGAAAATTTAAAAGCACAACAGGCAAACAATGGCTGAGATAGCATCACCAATATCAGGAGGAATACAGGCAGTTAGGAGAACAGTCTCTTCTAGTGCTTTTACTGGTGCTGCAGCTCCACCTGCACCTGCACAACCAGATCCACAAACAACAAGTTTATTAAGTCAAAATTCATCTGCTTTATCTTCAGTATCAGGACAACTTGCATCAATATCTCAACAAGTTGGACAATTAAATTTTTCTTTATCGGCAATACAAAGTAATTTAGCACTTCAGGCTCAATTAGATAGACAAAGAGCTGCAGCAGAACAAGCTAGAGAAGCACAATTAGCAGAACAAGGATTAAGAGAAGGTAAAGAAAGTGCAGTAGAGAGGAGGATGCAGAGTGCTCTACTTAAACCTGTTCAATCTATATCACAGAAAGCTCAATTTACTTTAAGTAGATTATCTAATGCGTTTATGATGGTAGTTGGTGGATGGTTAGGTAGTAAACTTGTTGAATTTTTAAAAGCGAAATCTGAAGGGAATATTGATTTAATGAATCAGATTCGTGATGGTGTCATTGGTGGTTTATTAACTCTTACTGGTATATTTCTTGGTGTAAAATTAGCTATAGGTGGATTAGTAAGGGTATTAACTTCAATAGCAGGTAATATTTTTAAGGTTATTGGTAATAATATGATAATGAGACCGATAAGGGCTTTAACAAGTCTTTTCGGTAAAGCAGCAAGTGTTGCGTGGAATGCAATAAGAGCTGCTGCTGGAGGAAAAATAGTTAATCAAACTGTTAAAAATGTAGCACCTAAAGCTACTGGTGGTATTTTAAAGTGGTTAACTGGATTATTCGCTCTGGGGGGAGGAAAGGGTAAAAATGTAAAACCACCTAAAACCAGTTTAACTGGTGGTGCTCTTACTACCACTACCATATCTGCAGGTCTTGATATTCTAGGTGGTGAAGATGTAAAAGGATCACTTCTTACAAATATAGCAGGTGGTGGAGCATGGATGCTCGTTAATAGGTTTAGTAAGGCAGGACCAATAATTAAATTTTTACAACAATGGCTTGCTTTTGATGCTGTAAAAGGTGTAACGGGTATGTTCGTAGGAACACCAAAAGCAGATGGTGGTCAAGTTAATCAAGATCAAGGTGAAGTTACTGGAGAACAAAGTTTAACAGAAGTAGATAACGAACAAATAATACAAGATGCTGGAGGACGAGACAATATAATGCCATCTGCGTTTAGTCCTATAGATGAAGAAGAGGAAGAGAAACCTAAAGGTTTTATGAGAGGTCTTGCTGGTTTAGCTGACTTTGCAACTTTTGGTGCTACAGATTTTGATAAGAGAGGGGATTTATTTAAAGGCAAGAAAAAAGAAGTGAATGTTGCACAGAATATTTCTTCTTTAGAGGATCCAACTCCAAATGTAATTGATATGAGTACTACTAGTAGTCAAGATAGTGGATCTTCTTCATCTGGATCATCTGGAACTGATATGGCTAATACTCTTCCAGTAATACCTTCATCAAATGCAGATAATCCTACTTTTCTTGCATCAAAATTTTATGGGGTAGTAGCAGTATAATATGTCTATAAAAATAGTTAGAAATTCTTTACTTAAATCTTCTATCAGTATTGGTAGTATAAGAAAGTCTGTCACGTCTTTTACTGAAGGTATGAAGGGTGCTCAAAAGAAAGCATCTGAAATTGTTGAACAAACTGGTGAAGATAATAAATTTTTAAGATCTCTAATAAGTAAGGATAAATCATTTTTTAGAAAAAGAAGAGAATCTGTTAGAAGAAAAGAAAGGGAAGATGAGATTGAAGCTTCAACAGTAGGTGGTTCAATTAAAAGGCAAGGTTCTATTCTTGGAAAGAGTACAAGAGGATTTCTTGGAAGAATATTAGATTTTCTAGGAATTGTTATACTTGGTTGGATGGTAACAGAATTACCACGTATGATTAAGACTGCACAAACGCAGATTGAAAATATCAAAGAAGTTATTAATAATTTGCGTCAATTTACTAATGTAACTGGTAATATTCTTGAAGGAATGGGTGGAATGTTAAATAATGCTTTGACTACTATTAGAGGATACAATTTTGATGAAGATAGACAGAGTATTAAAAAAGCTGCTGATGAGATTGAAAGAGGTTTTGAATCACTGAATAATGATATTATTGACTCTTTTAATGTATTTAATGATCCAAAGCAAGCATATAATAATAATTCATGGACAAAATTTCCAGATCCTAATGATGGGGAAGAAAGTGGACAAGGAGAGGTTCAAGAAGATGGAGATAGTGAAGAGGAGAATATTACTGATGGTGAAAAGGAAGAAGTAAAAAATCAATGGTGGGATGTTCTTGATCTATTTCCAAATAAAAAGAAAGAAAAGGATAATAAATCTGAAGATGGAGAGAAAAAAGATGAGTCTGGAGATGAAAAGGGAACATTTTCAGAGGTTAAAGCTAAACCCACAATGGGAACTCCTACTAGAGATGCTGATGGTAATATAGATGGATATGAGAAGACTTTTAAAGGTACTGTTGGATTTCAAGATCCAGATGTAGGATTCGGACCTAATAGTAATGAACAATCTCAAGATGAAATTGATGATGCAGTAAAAGAAAATAAATCTCAAGAAGCTGAATTTAATATGTTTAATAAGGGTGGTGAAGTTAAAGGTATAGGTGGTATTGACCAAATTCCTGCAAAATTGACCAAGGGTGAATTT